ACAGGCAGACCCACACAATATTTTCTTGACAGACAAATAACACCTAATTTGAAGATATGGCCTGCTCCTGAAAACAGTACAGATGTTATACATTATGATGCTCTTACCAGGATACAAGATGCTGACACAATGCAAAACACCTTAGAGATACCATTTAGATTTTATCCTTGCTTAGCTGCTGGATTAGCTTATTACATATCTTTAAAACGTGCACCTGATAGAATACAGTTATTAAAAACTGCGTATGAAGAAGAATTTGACAGAGCTATGGCAGAAGATAGAGATAGATCATCTTTTACCATAACTCCTAGTTTGTCTTATTATAAGGTTGGATAATGCCAAAATATGCAAATGGAAGTAATGCTTTTGTAATTTCTGATCGTTCTGGTTTTAGGTATCGCACAAAAGATACTAGAAAAGAATGGAATGGATTACTTGTTGGTAAAGATGAATATGAAGAAAAACACCCACAACTTGATCCTAGACCTAAAAAACCAGATGCAGAAGCATTAAGAGATGCAAGACCTGAAAGATCAGAGCCAGCTATTGAAGTTTTGTTAGAGCTTGACCCATTTAAAACAGGTAGTTCTGGAAGCAGCACAGTTACTGTAACAGAAAAAAGTCATGGCAGATCAGCATCAGATACAGTTAGATTTAGGAATGTAGTTTCTTTTGATGGTATAACAAAATCAGTAATGGAAAATTCATCTGGCTTTACTATTGCTAGTGTTGTTGATACAAATAATTACACCATAACAGTTTCAGATACTGCAACTGTAGGGTCAATAAGAGGTGGTGGCAAGATTGCTTCAGCAGGCCCTGTCACATTGGAGGCTTAATGAGTTTTACATTAACAACATTAAAATCAACCATACAAGATTATTCTGAGAATACTGAAACAACTTTTGTAAATAATCTCAGGGAGTTTATAAGAGCAGCAGAAAACAGAATATTTAAATCTGTTGACTTTGAAGTATTTCGTAAAAATGTAACAAGTGCTACAACATCATCAGATAGATTTTTATCTGTGCCTGATGATTATTTAGCTTCTTTTAGTTTATCTATAACAAATTCTAGCAATATAGAGTTTTTATTAGAAAAAGATGTAAACTTTATACAAGAGTACAATCCGAACAGTTCTACAACTGGTGCACCAAAGTATTATGCACGATTTGATGTAGATAATTTTATACTCGCACCAACACCTAACAGTAATTACTCTGTAGAATTACATTATTATTATAGACCAACAAGTTTAGCAGACAGTACAATTGAACTAACAGTTGCATCTTCTTCTAGTCTTGCTGTCGATGAAGTTATAACAGGTGCTTCTAGTGGTGCTACAGCTACAATACAAAGTAAAAACGACAGTACAAACAAGTTAACAATCATTGTGCCTACAACAGCATTTACAAGTGGTGAAACAGTGACAGGTGGCACAACAGGTGCTTCATCTGCCATATCTGCTATATCAAGTGATACAACAACAACATGGTTAAGTAAAAATGCTCGTAATGCTTTGCTTTACGGATCGCTTTATGAGAGTTATATTTTTATGAAAGGTGAGCCAGACGTTTTGACTTTGTATGAAAAAAGATTTAATGAAGAACTTATGAGATTAAAAGATTTAGGTGAGGCTAGGGAAAATGCTGATGCTTATAGGCAAGGATTACCTAGAAGAGCAAGGACATAGGAGATAAATTATGGCAACCTCAAATGCAGCAACCAACTATTTAGAAAGAAGATTATTACATTTTTTATTTAAAAATAATTCTCTTAGTTTCTCAAGTCCAGGTGACAGTATATATGTTGGACTATGTACAGCAGTATCTGCGGCTGAAACTGGCTCAGTAACAGAAGCAAGTTTTAGTGGATACGCTAGACAGCAAGTAGCAGCAGCTAGTTGGACAACAATAGGTGCTGACTCAACAGATACACAGACAGCAAAGAACACAAGTGCGATTGAGTTTCCTGCAAAGGCAGACAGTGGCAACGTTACAATCACTCATGTGATTATCGCAGACGCAAGTTCAAGTGGTAACATACTGTTTGTGGGTGCTTTGGATGCAAGTAAAACTCTTGCACAAAATGATATATTTAGAATAAACGCAACAAATTTGAGTATTGAGCTGAAGTAATGGCTTTAGAGATACATGATAGAGTAAAAGAAACTACAACCACGACAGGCACTGGAACATACACGTTAGCTGGTGCTGTAACTGGTTTTGAGACTTTTACTGCTAATCTTGATAATGGCGATACAACTTACTATTGTTGCACTGACAATACTGATTTTGAAATTGGTATCGGTACATTTACATCTTCTGGAACTACATTAGCCAGAACCACAATACTAGCAAGTTCTAACTCAAATAGTGCTGTGAACTGGTCATCTGGTACAAGAACTATATTTATGACATATCCTGCTGATAAGGCAGTGTTTGAAGATGCAAGTGGTCATGTATCCATACCACATGATCTGTTTATTGCAGGTGGTTTGATTGATCTTAAAAATGATGGTGGTGCTGTATCACAGATTAAGTTCTATTGTGAAAGTTCAAATGCTCATGCACAAACTCTTATTGGTGCACCACACTCAGAAAGTGCATCAAATACTTTAACACTACCTAGTTCTGGG